ACAAGTCCAAACACGGCCACTAATCCAGCAACAACCCCAGCAGTAACACCAAGTGCTAGATTAAGAGAAACCATTCCACCAGTAAGTGTGGCTACGGCCTTTGTCATTCCAGCAAAAACTCCAGCAAGTTTTAAACTCTCGATAACCCCCATGAGCATTGCAACTGATCCAAGAACAGAGACTAAAGCTAACAAAACAAAAACGGAGTTCTGTACAAAGTCAGGAAGGTTTACAAAAATCTCCACTGTGGTCGCCAAAGCATCAGTTAATGCAACAAGTACAGGGAGTAAATTATCTCCAATTTCCGAGAAAGAGTTTTGCAATCTCTGTCTGTTTTGTTGGAGTTGGAAGTTGAACTTTGCTACACCTTCGGTTACTTGCTCATACGCCTGATCTGCTGCTCCGGTGCGTGAAGTTACTTGATCTAGTTTAGTTACAAAGTCCCCAAGCTGTTCGCCAGCGAGTCGGCTTACAAGAGTCATACCTTCTTTACGGGTAATATAGTCTTGGAGAGGTCTCCCAGAACGTTCAGCTTCTTTTGTAATGGCAGTCATTACTCCAACCATGCCAAGTCCCTGAAGTGCAGCTTCAGCATTGGCATACCCGAGACGAGTAAATAATTCAGATAATTCCTCAGTGGGATTGAGAAGACTGTCCATTGCAGATCGGAACTGGGTAGCAACCATACTTGCATCCCCGGTAATACCTGTAAGAGTTGCAAACGTAGCAAACAATTCTTCTTGACTAATATTCAATCTGTCTGCACGGTCTGTTGCAACTTGCATAGCACCAGATAAAGCAGGAATAGTGGTATCACCCAAACGAACAGTTTCAAATGCAAGGTCAGCAACTCGCTCAACGGCAGCTGCACTTGTATCTCCAAATGCACGAGTAACAGAAGAGAGTAATTGCACAGAGTCAGCAGCCGTTGCATAGCCAGCAATGCCCATACGAATTGCAGTATTTAATCTTTCAGTAGTTTCTTCGGTATCTTGGAAAACCGATATTGTTCTATATAAAGCATCGTTGATGTCTTGGAATGATCTACCTGTTTCAGCAGACAATGCTTTCACATCTTCTTTTAATTCATAGATGCGGTCCCCGGTACCAATGAGCAGAGCTTGCACATTACCAAGCCCTGCGTTTAAGTCGGTTGCCATCTTAATGGATGCAGCGGAAAAAGCAAGGAGAGGGAGAGTTATGTACCTGTTAATATCACGACCAATAACTTTCAGTCGACCAGAAGATGCAGTAAGTTTTTTATCTAAATTGTTAAAAGACGATGTGGCTTGATCAACTCCAGTCTTTGTATTTTTTAAAGAAGAATTGGTTCCATTCAGACTACTTGTAAAATTCTTGTTAGTCTGTTCAGCTCTGCGGAAAATATCTTCCATCTTAGAGGATGCTTTGTATACATCCTCTATGTCTTTTTGAGTCTGGCGAACACCTTCAGCTTTTAATTTTAGTGATAAAGTATACTGGTCTGACACAGTGTTCTCCTTTCTCCAAACTACTTTCGACCTTTCTTTACTGCTGGCTTTGCTTTCTTTGGTCGATGCTTTTCGCTAATCCAACTCAAACATTTCCCATACGCACTTTTCAGTATGTACAGCTCCCCAGCATCAAGCTCTATTTCAACAATTTTTTGGTAGTAGTATATCTCTCCCCATTTTAAACTTTCACCATCCCACAATTCCCAAAAAATCTCCCGAAGATAACTCATATCAATCGGAAGATTTTCCATTTCAAGTTCAGCAGGTTTGATCCCTGTTTGTTCCCAAACCTGCTCTAGCTGAGACCTTAATGTCGAACCTGTATCATAATCTTTATAATTTAACTTTAATTCTTTTACAAGATATTCACTAAAAATCTCAGCTTGCTCTACAAAAAATTAGATCGTTCAGCAATAAATTCTACAACTTGTTCTGCTATCCAGGTGTACTTTCCATACACAAGTTTTGCATTCTCAAAATCACATTCTAGTTGCTTTCCATCAACAAGGAGGGTTCCAACTCCAAGAGCATTTCCATCATCATCGGTAGAGTCCCACTCTAAAGTACAGATTGAAATGGTTTCAATCGTGTCTTGCTCTTCTTCAATAGGGCTAATCTTCTTCTTAGTGTTTCGCTTCTTTGCAAGCTCTTGCTGTCGCCGTTTCAGAACTTTAGAATCTCGTCCAGCAACTCGAAACTTTGCAACCACCATTGTTTGGTCAGGGGAAAGAATGTCAAGCCATACGCCTTCATTACTCTTCTTCGCTGTATCCAACTGTGCTAAATCCATATCAAACTCCTCATATCCTCAACTTATAAAATGAAGCCCTGCATACACAGGGCTTTATAAAACCTTATTTATGCGATTGCAGGTTGACGAAGAATAAACATCGTTTTCTTCTTATCAGTAGCAAGTCCACCCAATGCCTGGAAGTTTACGTTTTGCGTAACATCATTCTCACTTACATCACGGGAGTCAGAAGTGAGCTTAACTCGTGGCCACCCAAACAGGTAGCTATTCCCAGCCAAGTCTTCAGTTCGAATAGCAAGTACAAATTCTTGCTCTTGCTCGAACAGGTTTGCAACCCCAGCAGATTCAAAGTACGCATTCAAGGTTCCGGTTACATTAGAACGACCATCACCAATAGAAGTTGCATCTTTGTCCATAAGTGCATAACGGCGAATCAACCCATTGTCAAGGGTGAAGTTCAGTCCAGTTACAACAGCCTGAAGTTCAGGTGCATTAGGGATGAATAAGTCCCCAGTGAAGCTGTCAAATACATCATTGATGTTCGACTGTTGAACTCCACTTGCTATAGAAGCATTCTTAAACCCAGAATAGGTGAGTGCTTGGAACGAAAGTTCCCCAGTGATCACACTGTCTGGCTGAACGTTCATAGACATAGAAGCCACATAAGCTCCAAGTGCATTATGGAAGATTCCGTCAGTTACTGAATTACCATCGATGTCTTCTCCGGTCTTAATGTCGGTGAAGCCTTCTTCAAAGGCAAAGAAATCAAGTTCTTTTCCTACAGTAATAAAACCAGTAGAAGTCCCAACAAAAACTGTACCAGAAGATTTCGTTTCAGTAGTGAGGGTGCCTTCAAGAGTAATGGCTAAGGCAGTAACAGTCACAACTTTAAACCATCCGTTGTTTCCACCTTCGGTAAAGCCATCAAACCAAATCTTGTCACCGACTTCTACTCCAAGAGTAACCCAAGAACCACTTGCTCGGGTAACAGTATTTGAAGTTCCATTTACGGTAAGTCCAACCGAAGCAGTATCAATGCTTTCTCCATAATGACCAGAAACAAAAGTGAAATCTGCATCGGTTTCAGCAAGCATGGTTAATCCAGTGGTTGTTCCCAACTCGTAGACGGTCAGGTCTGCTCCACTAATTACACCAACTTCACCAATAAGGTCACTATTCAGAACCCCGTTGATAATCACATAATCACCAACACTGATTTCATAATCTGCCCAGTCAGCACCTACACCAGTAAGTGTGAACACTCCACCAGTAGTAACGGATGCAGTAGCACTTATGGTTCGGCCACCTTTCCATTCACCACCCATCGCTCCCTGAATAAGTTGATCATAACTATCATATGACAACTCAAACGGAATAGCAACGTCAGGTTGGTTTTGACCAAGGCGAGAAACAATTATTTGTCTATCATCTCGAATTTCATTCGATGTGATATTGGTTCTGTTGTTCATCAATCCAGAACCGCCAGTAGTACGAAGTCGCTTGAATACAGGGGAAGCAGGTACTTGCTTCGGCTCTGATTGCTTCACATACTGGATAAAACGGTTTGATCCTGAAGCCATCTAATATCCTCCAATTTAATTTTCTAAATCTGCTCTATACTCAATTCGAATAAACTGAGTAAACCAATCTGGTCCCTCAACATAGTTTACTACACGAAACCTTGTTACTCGGACATACACATCGTTGTGAACTAATGTGGTTCCACGTTTGAATTTCTCATGTAGTGCATCAATTATGTTTTGAAGTGGTCCCTTGGTCTCAAACGATGGGACGTTGACAGTTAATTGATAGAAACCAATATGTCTGTTTCGTGTGTGTGTCCCTATTCCAACTGACGATTGTGCAGCAGGAACAAGTGCAGTTCTTATATATGCCATACCAACTTCAGGCTCATACCCGATATTTGGGTAAACCACAGTAAGACTTTGTTGCTCCGCAACTTCATTGAGAGCTACCTCTAATGTTGTCTCAATGTCCAATTCAGTCATAAAAAGTGTCCACCTAATTGTTGATATTAGAAGATTATATCACATTTTTTACTGCGATTACTTGCAAATAGGGACCACATTTCTGTGGCCCCTATTTCCCAACTCTTCTACTGATTGCATCTTGAACAATTGCTGTCCACTCCATGGCGGTAACTCCAACAATTCCTTGTGGTGCTTGTCGTGAGAATCCACCAGAAGAACGCTTCTCATATTTGTCTTCTTTCAGACTGTACTTATTATATGATCCCATTTTTGGTGGGTTGGGGTAAAGCCCAAACTCTAATGACTTGATCCCAGGGGAACTGTTACTGAACGTGATAGTTGCATCATCCATAAGTTTCTCAGTTTGTATTGCTGCTACTAAATCAGATTTTGTATCGTTCCTGTCAAAATCAGCAATTGTCTCATTGTAGGATGAATCTTCACTTCCATCAAATGTTATGTTCCAGTTAGCAATAGTGTTACCGGATTCAGGATATTCATCAAAGTACCTTGGGGTTCTATCTACAAGTTTTCTTGCAACTTCTTTAGCTGCATTCTTGAAGTCCCTCTTAAATGAATCCCCAAGTTTATATTTAAGGAAGACTTCAAATCTTTTTAATTCAGATTTGTTGTCGGACATTTTACCTCTCCTGTTTAAACACGCACTTGGATTTTATAAACAACATCTACTGCTCCAGGAGACACTGGATCACAATAGATGTAATTATAACTTGTACCATTCACAGTAATAACATCTCCAAGTATAGGGAGTGGTATTCCGATGGCAATAAGTTTTATGTCTCCACGTTTTACAGTAGTGCCATCAATTTCCTCATTCCTATATTTTGTAAGAACAGCATACCCACTGTATTCAGCAGAGTAGGCTGTAGGTTCTTCAGTAAATGTTGCTAGGGTTGTTGTATCAATCCAGTAAAATGACTTTGTTGCTGGATCATATTTTTTCTCTATCTGGCTTGTATCTGCTTTCCGCAATAAAGAAATTGGGGCACCAAATCTTTCAATAAGAGGATAGGCCACATTGTCTCTAAGAGAAGCATAATCATATGCCATTAAGTAAAGCCCCCAACTCTCATTATTTTAAGATTAGCAATGGAACTTAATCCACCAGTTAATCGAACCATTATGTCTTCTAAGATAGTGTAGGTTGCTCTCTTTGGAGTAGAACTTGAATTGTATTTCTTTTGTTCTTCAACAACGTCAACTTTAACTCTTTCCTCTTTGAGAATCCCATTACCTTGAATAACAGGTTGAATATCTGCTCCAGACTTCAATAGATAAAATGATTCCATTAAAGCAAGTTTAACTTCTTTAGGAACAACATTGGCAAGTATTTCTTCACCATTCAAATAGATAGCATCAGTTCTAGGCCATTCCAGTCCCTGGCCCATATTACGAGTACCAGGGTAACGACTAATGAAATAGGAATCCAGAAACGTAGAAGATTGCATAAGGCCAATCTCAATCTCAGTATCAGTATAGGCAGAATAGTCTTTGCCATAGGCATCAGATGTATCTTTGAAATCAATCAAAGACAAATATGAGTTAGCATCTGCAATACCTTCACCTGTTTCTGGAGTAAACACTATCGCCATTTATCTGTCCTACCTTGTCCTAGGATTAACTTGATATACATTTCTGCTACAGCTTCATCTGTTGCGGTAGATCGCAACGACCTTCCATCGACACCTTTTTCACGCAAAGCACGAATCATCTCTCTTCGTGGAACGTTTACTTTTATTTCAGAGATGGTTTCATCTTTTTCTTTTTTTATTTCACCTACCTCTAAAGTAGGTTCTTCTTTGATTTCTTTTTTGATTTCTTTTTTGACAGGTTCCTTGACTTCCTCTACAGAATTTGTTTGTTCTTTTGGTAAAAAAGAAGGAGAGGTTTTAACCTCTCCTTTCGACCGCTGGAACGCTTTTAATTCTGCAAGAGTGTCAAACATTTTTCCTGTTCCAATATCTAGGAACACACTCATGCAAAGCCTCCATTAGTTATCGAGAAATAAGAGATGCAAAAACAGTCAACGATCCAGTAGCGGCTGCATCGTCAGTGGTAATCTTGATCTTAGCATAGCTAGGAAGACTTCCGCTGGGCGGTACAAATCGTGCAAGCTCACCAACAGGAAGAGTTGCACCACCTACTCCAGCCGTAAGGCTGTAGATTACTTCCGAAGAAGCATACGAATCTCCGTAAAGATATTCAACAGTCAACGTTTCAGTGGCAGCAATATCTACCTTAGCAGATACCTCAACTACAACTTCAAGGGCATTTTGAGTCTTTCCAAGTAACACTGCATCCGAAGTTACAGCGGTGTTTTGGGGAACTGCTTGCCCGTTGAAAATGTAATCGGGGAAAGAGCGAGCTGCTACTCCACCAATTTTATTATCAACAATACTTGCCATTTAATCCTCCATTAAATTATCCCTCCCAATGAAGGGAGGGTTGTTGTCTCTCAATTAAGAGAGGGTTACAGTAGCTTCAGTTCCTCGCAAGAAGTTGTAGCTTTGAACAATAGGAATACCGTTCCAAGCATCAAATCTTCGCTCAAGGTTCATAACTTCTACAGTGGTTTCCATGATGCTGGTCTTAAAGCTATTAAGAGCAGTTTTCAATTTGGGGTGAACGAGGATCATGGTGTTTCCACCAGTAGCTCCACGAACAGCAGCAATTGCATCATCAATCTGCATAGCAGTAGGAAGCTTCCAGTTGGTTGGGTCTGCATCACTAATGTCAATGTTCACGATACTGGCAACGTTTCGAGGGTCAGCAGTAAGAACACCGAAGTAGCTCTTCAATCGCATACCATAACCAAGAGTCTTGCCTTCGCTAGACTTGGTGTAGTACATTTGTCCACCATTGATGGGTTCCATGTCAAACAACATTCCACGACCAAAACCGTTAGGATCATAAAGACCTTGTACAGCTCCGGGTGCCCATTTTACAACGATCAACGAATAGTTGGTCGAACCAGAACCGCCAGCAGACATTGCATGGTCAAGTCTGTCAACAAGGCCAGTGTTGCTTCGAGCAGCAATTGCAGCAGCACGAAGGTTGTTGTAAAGAATAGATCGCTCGGTGTCGCCACCAGTTTTCTTCAATACAGCAGGAAGTTTGGATGCGAAGTACGAACCTACGCCACCAAGCATTTTTGCTTTGTCTTCACCGACTTCCATAGTACCACCAAGGATACCAAGGTTAACTTGCTTCAGTTCAGTGTTAGCACCGACATTAGGCAGTTCGCCGTCAAGATCAACGAGTCCATTGCCTTCTACATCGAGAAGTTCCTCGTACACATGATTGATTCCGTTGGTAGTTGCCTGGAAAGGCATAAGCTCCATAATAGGTGCTTCTTCCAGTACGTAGTCAATCATTTCAGGTTGTTTGGGGGCAAGTTTTATTGCCACTTCCCGAAACGTATTGTTAATAGCCATTTAGTCCCTCCAATTTGGATTTTTGATTCACGTTATTTCACAAACATAGACCCAATTTCATCTTTAAGGTCTTTTTTGATAATTGGTTTTCCATCGGAACCGATGCTACCACTTCCAGAATTTACCGGGGCAACAATCATTTTCTTGCCTTCGGCAGTAGTAGGAAATAACTTCATCCAGTCTTGTAAAGGAACTCTTGGACCGCTAGGATCAACAGGGTTAGGAACCATTAGGTTTAGTCGATCTTCAGTTTCAATATATTCTTGTTCTGCTTGAGAAGAGAAACCAGCAAGCCAGTAGTTATCTGCTTGAATGTTCAACTTCTTTACAGCTTCAATAATTTGATTCTTCTTTAAAGTATTAATATACTTATTGAACATTTCACTTTTTTCTTTTTCAAGTCCAGTGAACTTTTGCTCAAACTCTTTGAGTTTAGGACTAAGCTCTTGTTCCATTGAACGCTTACCCTGCTCGTAGAATTTTTCTTGAAGAACCTTTATATCGTCTGAATTTCCACCAGCCTTTGAACGGGCTTCTTCGAGTTCGGTTTGAAGTTTTGCAAACTGATCTAAAGTAATACCTTTTTCAATAAGTGGTCCTGCCGATTCTTTTAGTGCTTTAAACTCAGCTTCTAATTTTTTCTTCTCACCAAGAATCTTTTCTTTGTTTTGAAGAACTCCACTGATATTGTCACTAATAACTGCATCCAAATCTTTTTCAATTGAAGACCAAGTGGTCTCATCTGAAAGTACATCTTCCTTTACAAAGGATCGAATTTTGTCCTTGTATTCTTGAATGGTCATGCTCGTATCTCCGATACACGATAATAAAATAAGTCTGTGTCACCGACCGACTGCATAAAGATAACATACTCAGCCCTGCAAGTATGTCCCAACTATTTAATTTGTTTTATTATAACACATTTGATTTTTTAATTACTTGCAAAAAATAAAAAAAGCCCCTAACAGAGTAGGGGCTACAAACTTATATATCTAATGGATGCCAATAATGCACTGAATCACGGCCACCTAACTCAGTATAACAAATAGCCATTGATTCTCTTTGTGAATTATATCCCTTAAAATCATGCCAATCATCTCTGGCAACAAGAGATGGAAGAACTTCCTCTCTAATACCAAATGTATTTTTTGACAACTGATACTTCTTTTCTGATGCAGAATGGAAGTGGCCTTTATGTATCTCTACAAATTGTGCCCTTGCAAATGCTTCTGGTTGATCTTGGGCAACAAACAATGGTAGTGCTCCCTTATGAATCCCATCACCGTGAGTGAACATAAGTAGAACATTTCCCCAACTATAAAACTTGTGTTTACGTGGTCCATTGTCTACAGTTATAAAATTTGTATTTCTATACCATGCAGAAAGAAATTCACCAAAATAAAATATTCTTGATCTATCATGGTTTCCAGGAACAATCACTATATCTACTGGAGCATATTCTAATAGTTTATCAATCTGCTCAATGATAAGTTTCTCTGCTGTAGTAAATGTCTTTTGCCATCTCCCATCTTCCACTTGTGGTGTCCCAGCATAGGTTGTATTCATTGCGTTGTCAGCATTAAAAAAATCATTTCCTATAGGGAATAACCAACGTTCAGTTTTATGACCCAACTTTTCTACAAAGTGATCTATTGCTTGCTCATACATCGAGGCTGCAATCTTTAAATCATAATGTGACCCACCAGTTTCATCCCCCCAGGAAAGTTGGCCATAGTGATGGTCGAAGATAGCAATCTCTGTTAACAGGGTGGCTTCTTTATTTGTCTTTGGTGGTGTTCTGTTTGGTGGTTGAATAGTGTCCACAAGTTCACGGAACCTTTTTGCATAGGACTCAGGGGTAAAATCTTCTGCTGACTTCCTTTGAAACCATCCCTTGATCTGTGTTAATGGAGAATCTTCTGATCCCCACTTGTTAGCAATGACTTTTGTACATTCCCATATCTCAGTATCAATTTCAGCAAATGCAATTAAGTCTTCTATTGTACGTACATTCTTTGATTTAACTTCATAGAATACGGTGTTCTTAATCCGATCTTCTTCAACGTGTATGGAAGCAGTTTCTGTACCGGGTCTTGGGGCAGTCTCCTGGTAGAGTGCATAGGCTTGTCGTGCATAACGTTTAAATGTCTCTTTATTTGTCGGCCCAAACTGTTTTTCAAATTCGCCATAAAGCCTATAAAGATCAACAGATGAGTCAGTTGGTTTGATTCTGTTCCGTATCCAATTAATTCGTAAATTTGACATTCTTTCTCCTTTAAATCTTTGCTCGAAGTTGCTCTAATGTTAAACGCCTACCTGAATCTGCATCTAAAAACTCACTTATCTTTAATTCTCCTTCACGATAGAGTTCATACCTTCCTGGACCTAGTATATCTCGCTTTACACTTACTGGCTGTCTTTCAAACCATTCTTCATAAGATGGAATATCTGGAATAGATTCACCTCGCATGACATATGAAATACCAGATCGACATCGAAAATGCCCAGGAGGGTACTCTTCAGCAGGGAGAGTAGACTTTGATGAATCATAGAAGTCCCAATAAAGTGTGTGTCGGTATATACAATAGTCCGATGTTTTGCCATCAATAATGGACACCCATATATACCCTTGAAACATTTCTTTATTTTCAAGTGCATAGAGATATTTAATTCGGTTGGCAATAAGTGCAATAATTGTTGCCCCGATAACATTAAGAAAGTTTTGATTCTTCCTGATCGTATTATTAAAGTACCCAGCAACAGTTGAATCTGCTTCATTTATAACTCGCATTCTGGTTACAATTGTTCTCAAGTCTCGCTCTATGCCCGTGACAATACCATCAACCATACCACTTATAGAAACCACTCTTCCTTCCTCTAATGGGATTTGGAGTTTCAATAAAGAAGCAATTGCAATGAGAGGAACAACTACATCTTTTCTTGTTATGTTTTCAATCTTGTTCTTTTCCATTTCAGAAATTGAACTTGTTGCTTTCTCTGTTTCTGAAGCAACAAGCTGGTTGAGTTTTTCTTTAAATGATTCTATGGAGACTTTTAACTCACGGTTTATTTCTGTTTGAATACGAACAGTTATTCTTGTGCCAAAGTATGACTGTAGAATCTTTCTTGCATCAGCAGAAAGGTCTCTGTACAAAGACAAGACAGAGACTGTGAAGTCGTTTTTATACGACTCCACATATTGCTCTAACTCAATTTCTTTTTCAAGAAGTTGTTCTGTCTGTGTCATTAGCTTACCCGAACTCTTGGTTTATCCCCTATTGGCCGTACTGTAACATCTCCACCAGTTCCAGAGCTTTGAGTCTGTGGGTCTGGTTGCTCAGGTTCCATGATCAACTCGCTGTCAAGCAACATTCTCCTGGTAATCTGCAATGACTTCCATTCTTTGTCTTTTGTCCAACCGTCAGGGTAGGCTTCACGCTTCTCCATATTGCTATAGTAAGTGTCCCAAGAAACACCACCTTGAAGAAGAACATCCATCCAGTTCTTCGCATCTGCTCCAGTAATAAGGTCATTATCTAAGTCAGAATTTATAAGAACACTTGCCTTTAGCTCCCCTGGCCACTCAGAAATCCAAGGCTTTGCCCAGTTCACCATTGCTTGAAGAATCCTTGAAAGATTCAAACTCATATATGTGATCATGTTGGAGAGTACAGAAGACTCAGTGCTTGCAGTTATCCGAGCAGTTTCAGCAGATGGAAGGTAACGTCCTTTCTGCGAAATTCGCTCGGCACCAAGAATACTCATCTGCTCCATTTTATTTCGCATCGCATTGTCAAGAGCCGAATCTGCACTTGGCTCAAGCAACACCGGAATACAGTCTTTTGGTGCAGCTAATGCCCCACCAACCTTTGGTTGGCCATAGACTTTAACATCCCAGTCTGGATAGACGATGGACTTAATTCCCGTCCAATGTAGTTCATTTTCATGGTCAGCCGAGTTCCTGTAATATCCAATATTGACGTTCACCAAATCTTCAATCATAGGAGGGTAAATATTTCTAAAGTCAAGTCCACGGTCAGTCAAGACATAGAATGGGATTGACTTCATAAACTCCCCATTGATTCTTGGATAAGTAACTCCGGTGACAAAGAATCCACCAGGATTGAGTCTTTCCTCTTCCACGGTGATGACCTTATATCTACGATTAGGCATGTCATCCCAATTCTCTAAATAAAGTATTCTGTACGCATTGATCAACTCATGCTTCAAAGAATTTGGCTGTACTCGGTCTCGATGCTCTGTAAGCACAAAGAACACAGGTACAATCTGGCCATTTAACGTTTGAGTGTGCCAGTTAATGATTGTCTCTGCTTTGTACATAGACACAATTGGGTGAAGATTCATTTCTTCAACATCGGACAACTTTAAAGGATTCTCATTGTCATAGTTGATTTCGGGCATGTCAATGAGAATACCAACTCGATTTGTAGTTATCACCTCTTCAGTGAGAGAATGGAGAAATGTATCAAAGTCCATACCGTCATGTGTAACAGACGATAGAAACTTTTGCTCCATGTATTCATCAAGTTCTGTGCTTGTCTTACCATCTTGAGTAAAGTTGTACAAAGGGAGTTTACGAAATATCATCCCAAGATAGGCTTCAATTGTACGTCCCGTACCGTTGAAGAACTGTGCCCTGTCTTTGTATACTTCATACTCTGCATCTGTCTGACCATTTAGCTTTGG